AGCATATGCTTTGTGTAATTCTATACTAGTAGTACTTGTAATGGTCTTAACAATGTAGTTAACACCAGAAATTGAAAGTACATCACCACCGACAACGGTGTCAGCAGCGTTCTTTGTTACAGTGGCATCACCGTTAGTGACACCAATATTATTTGAGAATGCAGCCGCATCCGTTGTTCCAATAAGTGACATCTTTTTCTAAGCTTGTGTTCTAAGGTTTATTTATAAAAAGGACTACTCCTTTGCTGCTATAGCAGCTTTTACTGTTTCAAGTAACTTGTCATCCATATCTGTTTTGGTCAGTTTGACTGCCTTACCTAGGATAACTAAGCAAATTTCGATTAATTTTTCTCCAAGTTCCTCGTTGTCAGGGATCTTAGCTACCGCGTCTGAAATGATTTTGGTTGCAAGTGGAAGTAAAAAAGAAAACATGGTAAAACTCCATAGTGTGTTCTTATATTTATTACTTTTCCCACTCCCCTAAAATATCACCCATGATCTTCATAAAATCCTTGAAGGACATGAGTTTTCCTACTCTATGATATCTCCTCGCTTTCATTACACCCGACTCAAATGATTCTTTCTTTACTTTCTTCTCTGGTAATCCTTTATGTTTTGTCTTAGCAAAATCTTTTACGTCGGATTTGGACATGGAGGTTGCAACTTTGGCAATCTCAGGTGAGGCTGCTTTTTCCCCTTTCTGAGCCGCT